CTGGTGGGTTTAGTGCATCTAACTTTATTACATACACCAACACATATTCAGTGGGACCATCTGGTTCAGGATTTACGTCTGGAACGAGATATATTGACTTTGAGGGTAATACATATGAGGGTGCAACATTTAACCCACCCAATCCATAAGGAATGAATAATGAATGAAAAAAATGTAGAGGGTATATCAAAAGCACTCGATGTTGACTACGAGGAAAAAGAAACCCCTAAAAATGAGATGGTCAAAAAGATCGATAGTCTTCCTGTTTCGAAGGAAAGACTCGATAAAGATCTAGGTAATGATTACAAACATGTTCGTGGTAATCTAAGAGATCTTATTGATGTGGGTCAGGATGCAATTGATGGTATATTAAGTGTTGCACAAGATAGTGATTCGCCTAGAGCGTATGAGGTCGCAGGTCAAATGATCAAAGCGGTAGCAGATATGAATAAAGATTTGATGGATCTTCATAATAAGATGAAGGTGATTACAAAAGAAGAGACTACGATTAATCATAACACCAACAACTCAATCTATGTCGGATCTACTAGCGACTTACAAGATCTCATCAATCAATCTAGGAGTGCAAAAAAGGCACTTAATATTGTTGATGAGGTAGAAGATGACGAGTAAAAAACAAGGTTACTTAGGTAACGAAAATTTAAAAGCATCTGGTGTGGATATTGAATTCACAAAGGATCAGATCAAGGAATACATCAAGTGTTCTCAAGATCCAGTCTATTTTGTAGAAAAGTATGTAAAAGTTGTGTCTCTCGATGAGGGTTTAGTGCCTTTTGATATGTACGATTATCAAAAAGATATTGTTGATAAGGTACACAATAATAGATTTGTCATAGCAAAGTTACCAAGACAGTCTGGTAAATCCACTACAATCGTCTCCTATATCCTACACTATGTGCTTTTTAATCAAAGCATGAATGTAGCGATCCTTGCGAATAAACAAGCAACCGCACGCGAGATATTGAGTCGTCTGAAACTCGCTTATGAATATCTGCCATTATGGTTACAACAAGGTATCGTAGAATGGAATAAGGGATCTATCGAATTAGAGAATGGATCTAAAATTGTTGCATCTGCGACTTCATCATCAGCGATTCGTGGTGGATCGTTTAACATGATCTTTCTTGATGAATTTGCTCACGTTAGTTCTGGTATTGCGGAGGAGTTCTTTAGTTCGGTGTATCCGACCATTACCTCTGGTCAAAGCACTAAAGTTCTCATGGTTTCTACACCAAATGGACTCAACTTATTTTATCACTATTGGAGAGGTGCGACAAAAGAAGTAGGAGAGGAAGGTAAAAACGAATACATTCCCATCGAAGTGCATTGGTCACAAGTCCCACTATATCCAGGCGGTCCTCTTCGGGGTGAAAAGTGGAAAGAAGAAACTATCGCTAATACGAGTGAGCAGCAGTTTCAATCAGAGTTTGAATGTGACTTTGTTGGATCACAGAATACTCTCATATCATCGCTTAAACTAAAATCACTATCTTGGATTAAACCTCTTGAAAGGTCAAATGATGGACTGAGCATATATGAACAACCACAAGATAATAGACAATACTCTTGTGTGGTTGATACGTCAAGAGGTCAGGGATTAGATTATAGTGCGTTTGTTATGGTCGATGTTACTGAGACACCTTACAGAGTTGTAGCAAAATATAGAAATAACATTATATCACCACTTGTGTATCCGACTGTAATTCGATCTGTGTGTGAAAAGTATAACAAAGCCTTTTGCTTGATTGAAATCAATGACATAGGCGCTCAGGTCGCAGACGTTTTGTATCAAGACTTAGAGTACGACCACATCTACATGACACAAAATAAAGGTCGTAAGGGTCAAGTTGTTGGTGGTGGTTTTGGTGGTGGAGGTAATCAGTTTGGTGTTCGAACAACAGGTCCAGTTAAAAAACTAGGTTGCTCGGTTCTCAAAAGTCTCATCGAAGAAGACAAACTCATAGTTGAAGATATTGATACCATAAACGAGTTAACAACATTTATTGCAAAAAGACAGTCGTTCGAAGCAGATGATGGACATACTGATGATTTAGTAATGTGTCTAGTTTTGTTTGCATGGTTAACGAGACAAGATTATTTCAAAGAGATGATGGATACAGATGTTCGTAAAGTGATATACGGAGATCAAATTAAACAGATTGAAGATGAGTTATTACCTGACGGATTTTTTGATAATGGAGATAGTATTGAGATGGGAGAGTACGACGGACAAGATCGATGGTTTTGACTCCTAAATTAGCAAAACTATAAATATCATGAAGCGTTTCTATTGATGAAGTCTTAAAAGGAGAAGAAAATGCCATTTAGCATCAGCCCATCTGTTACAATCACAGAACGAGATCTTAGTTCGATTATTCCACAAATCGCAACCACAACGGGTGCATTTGTTGGTCGATTTGATAAAGGACCAGTCGATACCATTGTAGATATTGACAGCGAAAGAACATTGTCTGAAGTTTTTGGTAATCCATCACCCGATGAAAGAGGTGTTGATTGGTTTGTTGCTGCAAACTTCTTAAATTACAGTGATAAATTGAAAGTTGTTAGAGTTGATGAGAGTGATGGTGCATTCTACAGTGGAGCATTTGGTGGACTGACTGCTGCTAGTCTGGAGAATGGACAAGCATATTGTGGCGCAGGAACTAGTGGTGGATTTTTAGTCGCAACGGCAGATCGAGCAAATCTGACCGCAAAAGAGCCTGGTGTTTTAGGAAACGGTCTTAGGGTTGTTGTTTTCCCCGCAGGAAACGACCCATTCGAAACAAAC